TCGGCATTCCCTCGATGAAGGCGAAGCTGTTTCTCCGGACGCGGTAGAAGCACTGACACTTGACACAAATTGGTTTCATGCTTTAGTTCTCTTTCTCCGACACAGTTTGATACCGCCACCATGGCCCTTGCTTGCGTTGATGATATGGCCCTGCTGGCGTAGAGCAGCAAGGTAGCGGAAAACAGTGCGATGAGAAACATTTAATTTCCACGCGATGTTCTGGGTGAGAAGTACGCTCCCATCATGAAGCAGCGTGAGCATCTCACCCATTTGTGCCATGCGCACCTTACTTTGTCTCATGGCGCTTCTTCTCTTCCTTATTGAGCAGGTCCATGGCGACCATGATGGCGAGGGCCTTGGCCCATTGCCCTTCCAGCTCGTCCCAGAGAGTACGAGCGACACGCTCGGCCTCCTTCTTATCCTGCGCCGGGGCCATAACCCAGATCTCGGCGAGGAAGACCTCGCGGATAACGCCGGACAGCCATGTGTTGCGCGTGACCGTCTCTAAGAGTGTTCGTTGTTCAGGACGCATTTCCTTCTCTCCTCTGACACAAAACCATCCTAACCGAAATCATGTCCACCGTAAAGAGAAAAATAATTAATGAGTTTACATCCGACCCCGGCTACGCTATATCTTACCTTGGGACACGACACGGTCCCATAGCAGTTCTGTTCTCCGGAATCTGGCTCTGTGGTTGTTCCTTCTCTCTTCCAGCCACAAGCCTCCTGGCTCACACTTGGAAACGGGTTCCGGAGGATAGACGATAGGAGGGACTCCTGAACGTCGCTCCGCGCAAATCCCTCGCCTCCATCGTTGCAGATATGAAGCCCCATGAGCGGGATGTCTTCCTCATGCAGTTCACCCCTGCTGAGAAGAAGCTGCTGGAGCACGACTGGAGTTTCTGGGGTCGTCCCGAACAGCAGGAGCCTGACGGGGACTGGAGCGTCTGGCTCGTCCTAGCGGGCCGTGGCTTCGGTAAGACGCGGCTAGGCTCTGAGTGGGTCCGTAAGGTAATGTGTGGGCCGACACCGCTGGCGGCGGGTAAAGTGGCCCATATGGCGCTAGTCGCGGAGAACGCGGCCGACGCGCGCGACGTTATGATCCAGTCCGCTGCGGGCATACTCCGTGTCCACGCCAATGATTTCAGGCCCAAGTACAATTCCTCTCTCCGCAAGCTGACGTGGCCGAATGGCGCGGTAGCGCATACCTACTCGGCTGATGATCCAGAACAGTTGCGTGGTCCGGAGCACGATGCGGCGTGGTCAGACGAGTTGGCGAAATGGCGCTATGCGGACGAGACATGGGACATGCTCCAGTTCGGTCTGCGCACCGGATTCAATCCACGGCAGCTGGTAACGACGACACCGCGCCCCATTCAGATTCTCCGGGATCTTGTGGCCTCCCCGGACACGGCTGTAACGAAAGGGACTACGTATGACAATGCAGCCAACCTTGCGCCGCGTTTTCTGTCCAAGATGCGGGAACGGTACGAAGGGACGCGACTGGGGCGGCAGGAGCTTCGCGCCGAAATACTGGATGATGTGGTCGGGGCGCTTTGGACCCGAGAGATGTTGGAGAAGAGAACTGTCCGGAATCCGTTCGCGGCAGGAATGGGCCGACTCGATCCACTCCCTGACATGCGACGGGTGGTTGTCGGCGTTGACCCGAGTGGGACGACCGGGGAGGATGAGGCTGCACGCAAGCGCCGGAAAGATGGTAAAGAGGAAGAAGCGGGGGACGATGTAGGAATCATCTGTGCTGGTTTGGGCGTGGACAATATTGTTTATGTGCTCGAAGATGGCACTTGCAACTTCGCACCTTCTGAGTGGGCGAAGAGGGTAGTCCAAGTGTTCGATAGGCAGGAAGCCGATATGGTTGTCGGCGAAATGAACTTTGGCGGGGCTATGGTTGAATTTACCATTCGTACAGCACGCCGGAATATTCCTTACCGCCCCGTCCACGCCAGTCGCGGAAAGGTTGTACGGGCGCAGCCTATAGCGTCGCTCTACGAACAGGGTAAAGTTAGACACGTCGGGAGCTTTGGAGCGTTGGAAGACCAGATGGTCAGTATGACGCAACGTGGCTACGAGGGTCGGGGATCTCCAGACCGAGTTGATGCGTTAGTCTGGGCGATTACTGATCTTGTCTTCGGCACCTCGATGCGCGGCGGTACCTCCACTGTTCTGGGACACCACTGATGGCTAAGGCAGCGACTCAGCTCAAGGCAGCAAATGATGAGCAAGACGATAAGGTAATAACCGGTTCCCCCGACACTCGACATCCAGACCTCCTCCCGTTCCTCTCAGACTATACCATGATGCGCGACGTCCGCGAGGGCGCGACGCATATCAAGATAAAGGGCGAGGCTTATTTGTCCAAGCCATCGGGCTTCATGGCGCAGCTTGATGGCGGGTACGAGATGTACGAGGCGTACAAGACACGCGCCGAGTTTCCCGAGATTGCTTCCCCTACAATTTTGGCTATGGTCGGTGTCCTCCATCGGCGTGAGGCTATGATCCAGGGGCTGGAGGAAGGTCAGCCTCTGGCAGATATGTGGGAGTCAGCCACCCCGGACAGCCTTCCCCTGGAGACGCTCCATCGGCGTATCTCAGAGGAGTTATTGACGGTGGGTCGGGTGGCTCTTCTGGCCGATATGTCAGACGAGGGAGATGATGATCTACCATGGATTGCTCTATATAAGGCCGAATCGCTCATCAACTGGAGCGACGACCGAGACTTTTTTGTACTCGAAGAGCAGTACCGCGTGCGAACAGGTTACAACTGGGACACTCGCCTCCGCTATCGTGTACTCCAGTGGAGTGTCGACGACGGTTATACCGTTCGAGTGGTGGATCCCGATGGACGAGGACTCATTACTGACGGATCTAAGACAGATGTCGCGGAAGGTGTTAGCAAATCTTTGATCACGCCTCAGATACGGGGTGGTGGGTCGCTGGAGGAAATACCGCTTGTCATTGCTGGGTCTCGGGATCTAAGTGTCGAGCCTGACGAGATACCCCTTCTGGGTGTTGGCCGGGCTGCTCTGGCCATATACCGACTGGACGCTGATTATCGTCATCAGCTATTTATGTCTGGCCAAGAAACTCTTTTCACGATTGGATTAGCAGCAGAGGATGCACCGGCGTTCGTTGGAGCGGGCGTCGTTGTATCCATTCCAGCAGGAGGAGATGCTAAGTATGTTGGTCCGTCAGGAGCGGGAATCACAGCACATAGGTTGGCGATCGAGGACGAACGCCATACGGCGGCTGAAGCCGGGGCTAGAATCTTTGAAGGAACATCGCAAAAGACGCCTGAATCGGGTGCTGCGCTCAGGATCCGTGCTCGGGCTGCAACAGCGACGCTGGTATCTATTGCACTGGCTTCGGCAGCAGCGCTCGAGCAAGCTCTCCGGCACTGCGCGCTCATGGTTGGCCAGGAACCGGAAACTATTGTGGTTGTGCCCAACCTTGATTTCGTGGAAAATGCCATTACTCCAGACGAGGCCGCCAAGCTGATGGAGCTCTGGCTCCAGAAGGCTATCAGCTACGAGACTCTCTACGAGAATCTGCAGCGTGGCGATATTGCCAGCCAAGAACGCACAGCAGCAGAGGAGCAGGAACTTGTTGCAGAAGAGGAAGCCCAAACCATTAACGAGGAAGGTGGGGCACTTCCAGCCGAAGCTGGTGCCGGAGCGGCATCTGCTCAAGCCACGCCAGATCTTTCCGTCGGTCAAGGTACGGACGAGACGGGTACAGTGAGCGAAACAGAATTGCAACGGCTGTTTGCTCCAGCAACTTTGAATGCCTAGACCATGGCCCGGAGAGCGCGCGCCGTTAAACTATCTCGAGGCGCTCTCCGCGTTCGCGCACAGTTTCAGGAAGCCAAGCATAAGCGCGATTCTTCTGGAAAGTTCGCCGACAAGCCAGGCGCAGGGAACGACGCACCGCGCGGACCGGGCCGACGGGCGGGCGGCGGTGCGCAGCCAGCACCCAATCCTCCTAAGAAATCAGGTGTCGGTCTCGATGACACCATTAAGATACATGTCAAAGTTAACCCAAAGAAAGCGGGATCTGCATCTGCTGCCCGATTCGCGCACTACAAAGAGGGATTAACGGTACGCGAATATCTAAAGGCTGGCGGTACTAGAGAAGATATGGCGTGGGATATGAAGCGTGGTTTTGTTTCATTTCACGCAAAGGGAGATGCTGGTCAGGTTAAGCCTCCTGTTGTTCCACTCAAACCGCTCACTCCGTCAAAAACACCTCCTGCCAAGCCGAGAATAGTTAGTCATGATGAGATGTCGCATGTTTCTATGGCGGATGGGAAGGTGCGAAATACAGGTGGCGCTAGTGAAGTCCATATGGATCGGGTGCAGAAAGCCTATGATTTAACTCCGCCTAAGATCAAGGAGGCGTTAAAGGGAAAAGTCGTTCTGCATGCTGGGGAGACTACATCTAAAACAGATATGGCGGTATTTAAGCTAGGCACGCCGCCAGGATATCCCAAGGGATCTACCTGGAATACTTCTGGAGGCTATCACTCTGGTATGACTGGACGTAATTCGTATATCGTTATCAATGAAAAGATAGAAGATTTTTGGGGCAATAACCAGCTTAAATTAGTGGACAGAACGAAGGTAGATCATACTGTACATCATGAAGTGGGGCACGCCATTAGTAGACATGCTGGTCATGGTGGTTTGCGACGTTCGGATGGGCATGACTGGCGTGCGGCGTACGAGGCAGATGTAAAGGCTATGTTGCCAAAAGATAAAGAGGGTATAGACTATTTTCTTCAGGCTGGCGATCGTGGACCAGAAGAGGCTTTTGCTGAGATATATGCGGCGCAGGTGCATACGGCGACGCAATTTGTCAATGGTAAACCAGTTACAGGACCACATGATCCTCATGGGTTGAAACAGAAGTTTCCAAGAGCGTATAAGATAATGGATGGTATCCTAGGAACAATGAGATGAGAGCATCATTTACTGTGCAGAATGGCGTAGCGAATATCATAACGGGTGCGGCCGATGATATGATCATTGCGGATTATATGGACAGCATTGGACCGGGTGAGAACTGGGGTGGTGTGACCTATGAGGAGATGGAGGAACTCGGCTCGGGCGAACTTGAGATTGGTCCGAAGTCCGCTAGTATTGTGAAGAACCGCGACCTTTAGCTACGGCGGAGCTTTTAGCTAAAGGTCGCAGTTCTTTCCCGCCATGCTGGGAGAGGGTAGCTTAGTCAACATTAGACTAGGGAACCGAGTGAAATTCACTTGGTGGTTAACAGAGGAGGGAGTCAGTGACTCTCAAAGCAGTGATAGATGATGCTACGGAAGTTCCGGAAGCATTCAAGAGTGAGTATGTAGAAAAGGACGGTAAGTTCTATCTCGACCTAGACGGATCGCTCAATACGCACACCAGTATTCTTCCGTTGGCGAATGCTCTTCGGAACGCGAAGCAGGAGAAACAGGCTCTACAAGCCAAGGTTACGCTGCTCGAGTCCCGCATGAATGGCCTACCGGAAGATTTCGATCCGCATAAGTATGAGGAACTTCTTGCAGAGAATGAGACTCTTAAGAAGGATCCGAACCGGGACAAGGACAACGAGGCCGTTCTCCAGCGCATGCGTGATCAGTACGATCAACGTCTGCGTGCCGCCGAGGAAAAGCGTGTTGCTGATCTTAGGTCGAAAGAGAATGAGATCGAGGAACGAGACAACGTGATCCAGTCACACCTTGTCGACGGTGGACTGACGGAGGCGCTGGTTAAAGCTGGCGTCGCCAAGGAGTTCTTGACCGCTGCCAAGGCCCTCCTCAGGAACACTGTCAAGGTGAAACGCGAGGAAGACGGGAAGCGTCGTGCAATCGTTGAGACAGATCTGGGCGAGGTAGATGTCGAGAAGTTCGTCGACAACTGGTCCAAGTCCGATGACGGTAAGCCGTTCGTCATCAAAGGTCAAGGCGCTGGCTCGCAAGGATCCGGGGTCTCTCGGCCAGGCGGCGAGACAAATCCGTGGGATATCAAGTCTAGGAATCTCACGGAGCAGGGCCGTATTATAAAGCAGGATAGAGTAAAGGCCGAGCGCTTGATGCGTCAGGCAGGTCTATCTGCGTCGCAGATACAGGTAGCGTTAACAGTTTCCTGATAGGGGCGTCTTGGCCG